ACGCTTTAAAAGGGTGCTGACATAAGGAATTGGTGCTTGCCTACGGCTATCAGCAATAACTTGTTTCTTGTACCTAGCAACTGATGGAAACTTCCTAATAAACTCATCAAGTAAGTCCCTAGCCTCTGCCAAAGAACAACCAATTGAGTCGGAAATCTTGTCTGGACCTACACCATAAGCAAGAGATAGAACTAATACCTTACCCGCTTTGCGGTCTACGCCCATTGTGTTACCAATAGTTGTATAAATATCTTCTCCGTTTAAGTAGGCACCGCACATAATTCGATCTTGGCTAAAGGATGCAATAACACGTGGTTCAATCTGACTGTAGTCAGCAACAACTAAAGAGTAACCCTCTGGAGCTACAAATAAATTGCGGATTGCTTTGCCGTTTACTGTGTGGGGGGCAGGTACGTTTTGAAGGTTAGGGTTACGACTAGAAAAACGACCGGTCTCAGCACCGTACTGTACAAAGTCAGTGTGGATCCGACCCTTAAACATAATACTCTTCTTGGAAGTAACTTTAGATTTACCTGCAAGAGTTCTAGTTATATCCCCACCCATGTACGGGATTACGTAAGTTGTTAAAAGCTTATTAAGATCAGAATACTCAATTAATGCATCAACTAAAAGATCTTTTCCTGCAAAAGCCTGCAGCGCAGGTTCTGATACAGAGTAATCTGCTACTGAAGAAGGCTGGCCTTCTTCCGCACGTTTTTGTCCAGCAGGGGTCAAAACTTTAGGCCGTAAACCTCTACCCCCGTCTTTCTTAGACGAGTAAAGAAGTTTTTGTTTTTCTGGAACACTATTAATGTTAATAGCTTTTCCAGCAAGACGATAGATATTTGCTTTACAGGTTTCTAGCTGTACCTCAAGGTTTGCTTTAAGTTTACTTAGCTCAGTAACATCAATATCTGCGCCACGAAGTTCCATGCGACAGATAACTTCAAGAACGTCCATCTCTAAATTAAAAATGCCAGACAAACCATCTGTAAGAAGGTTTGATTGATACTTTAAATACAGCTTCCAAGTCCACTCTGCGTCAAGAGCGGCGTAGGTAGCTACTTCTTCAAAGGAATACTTCTCTACTTCTTTACCCACACCCTTAACCATGTGGTACCCAAACTCACGCTTTAGACAGTCATCAAGACCTAGATCATTACGGTTTTGATTGTCTAAGATAAACGCAGCATTTAGCGTACAAAAATACTTAGGTGATGGGAGCTTTCCTACGTACTTAGTAACGCTTTGCAAATCAAACTTAAGGTTATGCCCAATCTTTACCTTATCTCCATTAAGTAAAGGTTTAAGGGCTTTAAACACTTCTCCAGCAGTTAGTTGCTCAGGTGCTGGACCAAATACCTTTGTTGCTTTGCGCTCATCTTTACTATAGTCAGAGTCTCGTAGTTCCATGCCTTTTGCAACACGCGCCACTGCAGAAGGTAGCAGCGGATAGTCTGTACGAAGATACTCACCATTTGGGTGGCCCATAGGAATCACATCGACTCGACCATGAGTTGCTAAAGCAATCCAAGTAACAGTGTTTTGACGTGGGTCTCCGCGATGGTCTCCAACAGTTTCTACGTCAAAACAAAACGCGTCTACTTTATCGTAGGCGTTAACTAATTTTTTAAGTTGTTTTTCGGTTGTAACAATATTCATAACGCTCCCTTGTTAGGTGCGCTGAGGGCTCATCAGAGAAAGGAGACAAGAGAATGAGCCCTCAGCACTATTAGTTGAGGTTAGTTAGCTGATGCAATTTCACGAGCAATCTCAGCAAGTTCAGCCTTGGTAGATGTGTGAAGTGCATCTGGTCCAAGTGGCTTCATTGTTTTAATTAGCTCTGAGGCTGCAACAGGGTCAATACCCCAATCCTCAGCAAGGTCACGCTCTTTTACAGGAGTAATTGAGTATGATGTTTTTGTACCGGCGCCTGTTTTGCTTACAGCCCAGTAGATGTCAGGACGACTAAGTGGGCCAGTCTTCTTATCAGAATCAAGCTTCTCAAGTTGTCCACATAGACGAACACCAACAATCATTAACTGAAGTTGTGGGTCTTCGTCAGATAGATTAAGAACAGTAAACGCAAATTTTTGATCTGGCTTACTTCCGACAGCAACTAGCGGGTCACCCTCACCAATGCTTATAAATGACTTCTTTCCAGGACGGTTAACCCAGTGCTGCATAAAGCTCATTGGCTCATTACCAATAAACTTAATTAGCTGGACGTCTTCGTCAAATCGGAAGTCGGTTGCGAATGTTTTGTTGGACTTTGCTACAGCCTTCTTAGCTGCTGCCCAACCGGTTTGAATTACTGAAGAACGCTCAGGAACTTCAGTCTCATCTTCGGCTGCAAAGATTTCTTCAAGATTCTCTGCAGTAGGTGTCTCGACTACATAAGAGTCGACGTTAGGTGTTTCGTTGTTTTCAATGCGGATACCCATTTGGATATTCCTTTCATAGTCAATGGATCAATGGATCATGGTCATATTAAGTTGTTTCTTGAGAGTGAATCTTAGTCCACTTTTCCATCAATTCAATTGATAGATCAGGATGTCGATTCCAGTCAATCCTAGGGGCTTCAAGAAGTCCCCGAGACTGAAAACTCTCGATAGTTGCTTCGACAATTGCTTTGCTGTACATCCGCCATCCGGGCTTCTTTACACCATTAACAATCATTGACTTTAAGCGATAGGGTGCACGCGGTCTATAACCTTTTCGTTCCCAAAGCCTCAAAGTAACTAACGGTCTGCCTAACGCAAGAGCCATAGCTCCTGCGCTAAACAATTCTAGCACCTTTCCGTTTGGTAATGCTTTGACTTGTGGGTCAGCATTCCAAGCGGTTGGTGTAGAAACTGTACGTGGTTTTGCATTTGGATCTGGTTCACGACGTTTGCGTTTAGAGCCAGGGTAGTAATCATCCAGGCTCTTAAACAACTTGTCAACTTCATCCATAGTTTTTTTTTGTCCAAAAATTCTTTTTATAGGACCGATAAATAGTTTGAGCAAACTTATTGTACCTAAGTATAGAGTCTTTTTTAGAAAACTCAAGTTGCTTTCTAGACCAGCTGTCTCGTTTGATTGGAATTATTTGAACTATTGGAGTTCCTTTTTCAATAATTCCTTCAAAGCCTTTTCTTATATAAAAAGGAAAATCAACTGACATTGGGTGGGAATCAGCGTCTACTATCCCACTCAGGGTTTGAAAAGGAAGATCCATCCTATTTAAAGGATGAGTAAACAGAAGGCTGTAACCAGGAGGCGTTTCAATTACAACATTGTTTAAAAATTTATACGCCACATTTACATAGTCTTCTGAAACAGGAAACCCTTGAGTTTGAACGGTTGGGTGGTTAGCCACCATCTCTTCTTCTACGCGCCACTTAAACTCTGGATAGCCGTGAATGTTATTGGAAACCTCAACATCCGCAGATAAAGTAAGCATGTACCCTGCAGAAAAAGAATCAAGAACAGGCTGACACCATTTCATAGTTGCCATAGAACCCTTGCTAGCCATGTCTAAAGTAACTTTGTCGTGACCAGGCAGCATGTGCCTCATATCTTTAAACCATTTTGGTATGCTAGAAATTGCAGGGGTTGGAAACGGCTCAGTAACACTGGATACAAGTGTTTGAGGTATAAGTTTTAGTGTTTTCACGTTTTTCCTTAAGATTTAGAAGGAATAAAAGCCCAAGTAATTTTCTTAGGGAACATCGTATCGATATCCTCTTCAGTTAATTTACCTTCGTATAGACAAGACATTACCTCGTCTTCGTTAAGCACTGGCTGCATAGAGTAGCAGCGGTCTGCTAAACCTTTTTCTTTAAGAATTTTAGCTGCTTGATCTACATCAAGTGTTTGAGAAACTTTGCGTTGACGTTGCAAAGATCGATACCCATCTACCTCTTGTTCTAGTGGATACCATAGATGACCTTTGTCATCTGGCTCTCCCTCTGCATCTACAAGATCAGAAAGAAATGTTTTTAATTGTGATTGTTCTTTAGTTAAATCGTCAACTTGACGCTTAATAGCAATAAACTGTTGAACTTTACTTAGTACTGAACTTACCGGTTTTTTGTCCGGTGGGATGATATTTGGCATGTTGCCTCCTTTAAAAACATCCTATACCACCCCACCGACAAAGTGCAAGTTACTTGATGGTAATAGTTTTAGGCTTCTTTTCCTCAGGAAATTCTTGCTTCAAAGTAATTCGAAGCAGACCGTCCTTGAGCTCAGCGCCCTTTACAACTACGTACTCAGCTAAAGCAAAATTCTGTGAGAATTCCCGACCTGCAATGCCTTTATGAACATAGTTAGTTTCAGCGTCTGAAAGCTTGCCTTCTACGGTCAGCGTAAGTTCTTTGACCGTAATTGTGATGTCTTTCTTTGAGAAACCAGCAACCGCTAACTCTAAAACATGCTCATCCCCATTTTTAAGAACGTTATATGGAGGATATGTAGAGGTTTTTGCTTCTAACGCAAGTTCCTTGAGAGTTTCAAACATTGGATCAAAGCCAATTGCCCATCGATTAATGTTTGGAAATAAGCTGTTTATTGTTAATGGGGCTGGAAGTTGTGCTGGCTTTTTAATGTGCCAGTCGTGATCTGGGTAGCCTTTTCCAGGCATAGGCAGAATAGCCATAATTATCTCCTTAGACGATAACTAGTAATAGACCCCCCATTGTGGGCAGGTCTTAAGGTGTAACAATAGTACCACGGGGTTTATTCCGCAATATACTTTTTTAATGCCTCAACGATCACGTCGGTCACTGTGCGGCCCTCGATGGCGGCCTTGTCTTTTACAGCAGCCCAAAGGTCGCTGGCTACACGAATAGTCCGTGTTGGTGTCTTAGGTGCGTTAGGCATTGAATAAGTCTAAACCGTGATGTTCTGTAGGAAAGCCTTAAGTGAGCCTGCAGTTAAAGCTACCCCGCCTTTGTCGTCAATGCCTTCCCCGTCTACTACAGCGTTAGCAATTGCTATTTTTTGCTGCAACATAGTGTGTTGACGCTCTTCAATAGAGCCTTCCATTAAAAAGTCTTGGATTACTATGGTCGACCAGGTAGATGACGCCCTACGAATTCTACCGTTGCGTTGTACAGCGAGGCCAGCATTCCACGGCAAGTCGTAATTGATGAGAAGATTAGCTTGAGGCAAATCCACACCATACCCACCGGCATCAGAACTAACAAGTATGCGAATACTGGGATCAGTTTGAAAACTAACTTTAGATTCTTCTTTAGCCTTAGCATTCATTTCTCCTGTGTAAGGGGTACTACCCCAGCTTGAGAGTAAGGTATCTCTAATAATATCTACCATATGAACGTAACTGGTAAATATAACAACTTTGTTGCCTTCATACTCTCCTAAAAAGTTATCAACATACTCTTTTAATGCAGAAAGTTTAGGAGACTTAGTTACTTTATCTAAACGGCCGGTTTCTTTTAGGTCAGCTACATACCCAGAAGATTCTACTGAAAACTGAAGTAACTCTGGATGATCGCAAAGCATTCTCAATGACGTTAGTTTAGACATAATTTTTCCTCGTAATGCGTCTGCGCCCTCAAAAGAATTTGCCTGACCATAATGAGAGAAAATATCAAAGCTAGACCCGTAAGAATCCATAGCTTCATCAAGATCCGTTAAAATCTCATTAGCAATACTCTTATAAAGCTTAGATCCCGCAGAATCAAATTGAATTAAAATAGGCTCAGCAAATATTGTTTCAGGAAGATAAGGGGCTACATCTGGGTCTGACTGACGTTTACGAACACATGCTGCAGATAAGGTTTTATTTAATAGGGGTAAGTTTCTGTATCTGTCTACGCCACCAAACCTATTTCGTACAATAAACGTTTGATCAAACAAATCAAATCTTCCAAGAAGACTATTGTCTACAAACTGCATAATTGAGTAGAGCTCTTCTGGTTTTCCGTTCTCTACCGGTGTACCAGTAAGAGCAAATTTATAATCGCTCTTTAATTTTTTTACGTACTTGGAGCGTTTGGATCTAAAACTTTTGATTGCGGTTGCTTCGTCGCAGATAATGAATCCTGTAGGGAGCTGTCGTACATACTCCCAGTCATTAACAACTTGCTCGTAGTTAATAATGACGTAATCAACAAGTGTATGCCCCCAGTCGAAGGCTTGCTGGTATTGTTCGATACGCTGTTTCGGCGTTCCATCAATAACCAAAGGTGTTGAAGAGTCATCGGTAAACTTCCTAATCTGATCTGCCCACTGGTATTTGAGGCTAGATAGACAGATAACTATACCTGGCTCCATTATCTTCTGTTCGTCCATAAGACGTTCGATAGCTGCAATTGTAAGCACTGTCTTACCAAGGCCAAGATCATAGGCAACAAGCATCTTGCCGCGTTCGCACATAGCATCTACAGCTTCCGGTTGATATGGAAGCAAGGTGCCAGTAAACGTCATTATTACTCCCCTACTTTCCTAACGGTCACAGGGCCGCACATAGAAGCGTAGTACTCATCTTCTCGTTTACGAACAGCCTCTTTGCGCCTCTTATATCCCCGAGTGTACTCCATGGCACCACCCATAGAGCCGCCGATGCTTTTTCCTTTAGTTACTGCAATTTTACTTCCCTTTTTAGCCATAGATCGCATCCTCTCCAAAAACAAAATGCTTTGCTTTTGCAATGCCGTACTCAATCTGTTCTTTACTCATGTCACCAATATCTTTTAATCCGCTGTCGCCGTAGTTAAAGAACCAACACTCCATGCCTGACTCTTTACATTTAGCAAACATTTCTTTAGATGCTTTTTCTCCCGCTGCATCAATCCTAGGGTTATCAAAAGCAAAAATCAACTTTTCAGCTTTCCTAAACAAATCAAACTGCGCTTGGCTTACAGAAGCGCCGTAGGTTGCTAGCCCACCTAACTGCAGCTTAGCTGAGCTGAGTTTCACCACATCTAATGGGGACTCAACTATGAGCACAGATGAGTCAATCAAAACGTCAAGACCAAAAAGCGTTAGTGACTTCTGGATTCCTGCCGGCCTGTTACGGAAGGTTCTGTTTGTCTGTCCCTTTTCTTGCCAGCCCATAAGCTTTGAACTCTCAGCATTCCTAATTGGAATAATCCAAGCCTCTTGCTTGCGGTCCCACTTAAGTTCGTGGTTAGAAGCAGCGCTTCGAGTTAGCTGTCGTGCTTGTAACGCCCAGTCAGGTACTTCATCAAACACTGCAAGGCGGGCGTCGCTCATCTCAATTGGACGAGGTACAGGACCTACGTAAGCATTGCGCAACTCTTCAAGTTGTTTAGCAAGCTCTTCAAAGTCAACTTCGATCTCTTGCTGTAGCCATGCCTTTGCAGCCTCATAGTCAGGACGATCAAACTTAGTTTTAAACTCAAGTACATCCGCAATAAGGCCAAGCAGAATACCTTTGTATCCACAGGAGAAGCAGTGGTGGACACCGGTTTCTGAATTAATAGACCAAGAAGGGTTGTTGTCTTGACGACCAACCCTCTCTAAGTGCATTGGGCACAACCCAGTAATTTCTCGGTTGCGCTGTGACCCGTCAATACCTAGACGAAGGAGTACCTTCTCAATATCTCCGTCGCGATACATTTAATCCCTTTTTGGTGCAACTATAAAATCACCGGCTACGTGCCTAGCAACTTGAAGGTAAATCTCTGCATTAGAAAACAAATCTTCTGGGTGGTACAGCTCGTCAGGTTTAGCTCCCCAGTTATGTCGTAAGTATTCTTTAAGCCCTGGAACCAAAGTGTCTACAAATTCACCCGGAGTCATGTAACCGTATGCACGTAGATCTTCTTCTCTATCTTTTTTACCCACTGTAGTCCATCCCATCAATCGGTGTTGGTGCGGTCGCTAGTGCGTCACATAACGCACATTCCATGTCTAACATATATAGCGAAATTTCGCCATCTTCAAACATTGCTTTTACATTCCATAAAGTAGACCCGCACACGCAAACGTGAAGTGGAGCATCTTTATCTCTTAGGTCTAAACTCATGCATATGCTCGTTTCCGTCGTCTTAGGTTCTTCCGGTCTTGAGGAGTTGTTCCTCCCCAAACACCATCCAAACTACTGTCCCGCATAGCATACTCTAGGCAAACAGTGGTCAGCGGACAGTCTTTGCATATGGATTTTGCTTTCTCCACGCTCAAACGGTGAGTATAGTCCTCAGGAAAAAACAATTCTGGATCCACCGATTTACAAAGCTGAGTTCCATCAAACGGTGCTGATGCCAAATAGAGATCCATACTCTTCAAACTTCCCTTCTTCCCAGTCCCACAACAAATCACTTGACGCCGGTCCGCAGTTACGGCTTGCAACAATACGTAATTCACGGGAAGTATCGTCTTCTTCATCTTGTTTCTGTAAACCAAGAATTACATCAGAGTCCTGATAGAAAGATGATGAGTAACCAATAGCATCAGCAGACACTTGTTTCTTCTTCATCTTCCACAACAAAACCTGTGTTGAAATAACGATAGGAATTTTCTTAGCCATAGCAAGTTGCTTAAGGCCTCGAGTTATATTTGTAAGAGCCTGAGGACTGTTCTGTTCCCCGGTGATCTCATCAACCATCAAGTAAACACCGTCTACAAATACGATGTCAGGACGCAGCTTGTCAATTTTTGCCGACAAGCCAGTCACAGTCATTGCAGATACTGCATCTGTTAGGTAGAACTTGTGCATCTCCTCCATCTCTTCAAGGACCTTCATATAACGAGCTTCCTCATCCTTATTCAGGGCCCCGCGAATGAGCCGGGAGTGTGCAATGTGGGCACGCATCGCGTCGTGTCGATGTTGTTGTTCAATGTTGTTCATCTCAAAAGATTGGAACAAAGGAACAAAGCCATCGTTGTGTACGTTGACTGCAACTTGCAATGCAAGAACTGACTTACCTGTTTTAGGCGGTGCAATAATCGTAATCAACTGACCAGGCTGTAACCCAGCAGTTGCTTGATCAATAGTTTTAAAACCAGTTGCAATTCCTAATAAACCGTTTGGTCGTGTCTTAACATTTAGATACTCTTCAAAACGTTGAGTTGCATTGTCAGTAAGATCAATGTCTGTGGTCTCTCGAGTACCTTCATCAAGAAGCTTTGCTACTCCTTGGCCAAGCACTGCAATAGCAGCGTTGTGATCTCCCGAAGCAATTGCCTCTGAAGCGTCTTGTACAACTGAAATAGTGCTTTGACGTTTACGGTATTCAATCAACTGATCTAGTAAGTAATCAAGATTGTCATCAACAGCTAACAAACGATATGTAGGGAAGTTATCAAGAACAGTTACACCAGTAGGTACTTCTTGATAGCGAGTCCAGTGCTGACGAATAAAACGCCACACTGCCTTGTTTTCCTCTACAAAGAACCAATCGTCTTGTACACCAGCTTCTAGCATCGATGAAATATCGCGGGTGCGTATAGCTCTTGACAGGAGCCGTACTTCGTTATCTGCTGCCACTACAACCGCCCCATCTCTAAATATTTACTGCCATACCTTAGACCCCTAGAGGGTATGTCCACAACTCCTTTTAGTTCTGGACGGTACGGTAGTTCTCCTACTAAATCTGCTACAGAGTTATAACGATTTACATAATTAAACGGATTAGTCCCAAGATTATTTAAATCTTCAAAAACTTCTTCCATTTCTTTTTTTGAATAACCAAAGCCAACTAACTCTAGGGTGTAACCATATTTGTCCGCAAATCGCCAGAACAGGGAAAGGGACTGACGGTTGTACTGGCTCTCTTCTTCGAATACAGGAATCCCTAAAACTTTTTTTACGGTCGGCTTTCGATCGAGAATGCAATCTAGGGTTACTACTACTCGTTGAGGAACCTCATTAGAGATATCCCCGTTACGCATTAGACTACTTCGATCTTGCCGTATTCAATTAAAAGCTGACGGAAAGCAGAAGGGTCGCTGCTAGCAACAGTAGCTTCTAGTTTTGAAGCACGGCTAGAAATTTGTGTTGGATAGATACCGCCGTTTTTGTCCATGCGTTCACGAACAAAACGTACGTGCTTGCAAGAGCTGCGGTTTCCATAACCTGTGCAGTTGCAGCGCAACTTTAGGGAGCCTGTGTTTAGCTCTACTTCGTGCACACCGGTTTCTGATAGAAACAGTTGCGTCACTTGCCAGTTGTTCATTGCTGTCCTCATCTGCGTAAGTCCTTTCCAGAGTCTACCTCAAGTGGTATGAATGCTTCATAGGCAAAGCTTGCCATTGCTGCACCGTAGTTTGTCTCCCACTTTGAAAGTGGTGTATTACTTGTAACTATAGTTGGTAAACCAGAGT